GCCGCGCCCGCCGCCGCCACCATAGGCCGTCGCCATCGTCCCGAACGAGGTCGCGCCCCCGACGCCGCCATCCCCGCCGAGCGCCCCGGCCGATCCGGCCGCGCCGCCCGTGCCCCCGGCGCCGACCGTGACCGTGACCGTCGCGGCGATGTCCGCTGCGTTGTAGGACTCGCGCATGAACGCGCCGCCGCCCCCACCCGCGCCGCCTTTGGCCACGGTCGCCGACCCGAGCGAGGCACCGGCGCCGCCACCACCACCGGCGCCCCAGAGCTTCACGATCACCATCTTCGCAAACGCCGGTTTCGTCCAGGTGTTCGCACCGCTGGCGGTGAAGATCTGCACGTCGGTCGCCGAGGCCACTGACGGGTAGACGCCGCCGTTGGCGTCGTAGTGAAACCAGATGCCTTCGCGGCAGACGAGCTCCTCGCCCGGCAGTAAGGTGCAATCGATCAACTGATACAGGGTCGCGTTCGCGTTGTACTGCACCACCAGGTCGACGCTCGAGGTCGTCGCGTGCCGATTGCGAATCGACATGAACTTGACGTTGCGCACCGTCGACGCGGCCGGCGACGCGACGATGTCGGTGGTCGTCGCCGTCGAGATCGCGGTATTGGTTTTCCCGGCCGTCATCGCATCGGCGAGATCATCGACCCAGGAGGCATGGACATCGATCGTCGCCGTCGATGCGGTGATGACCTGCAGCTTGTCTGTGGTGAGGGCGAGATTGAGCATTACAGCATCCTCTGCTGCGGCACGAGTCCACCGCGGCGCGCGCGCGGCACTGGCACCGCGAAGTCACCGGCCGCAAAGTTGTCGAGCACGGGCGTCACGGTGAAAGCCGAACAGGTGAACCCCGGCTTCCCGCTCGCGATCGCGGCATCGGTCACCGAGGACTGCACGACCCCATTCAGCACACTGCGGATCGTCGTACCCTGCACTTCGCACCGGAGGGTGTCGTTCAGTACGCCGCCCACCACGGAGGCCAGCGACGTGTAGTCGCCGACGAGTCGTTGCAGGACGAAGTTGGTGCCATCGACCGTGGCCGCATACCCCGTCAACCCCGCGGGAACCCCAACCGACCGTACGAGTGGCCCGACGAAATCCAAGCTGGCCATCACGGTCGTCACATACTGGGCTTGCGCGTACTGGTCGTCCCCACCCGTCCACACCGCCAGCACCGCCTGCGACCCCGTCGCACTGCAACTCGCCTGATTGCCGACGATCGACCAGGAGCCACCCACCCAGTTCGCGCCGAGCGATCCATTGGCGCGGGTGAAATCGTCGGTGACGATCTCGCTCATTAGATCGACACTCCCCCGATGACGAACGGCGCATCCACGAACACGTCCGCCATCGCTTTCAGGATCGCGCGCACCGTCGTCCCCGCCATCAGTCCAGTGGTCGCAATCCCGAAACTGATCGCCGTGTTGGTCAGGGCCGTCTGCACCGCCGCGGGCAAGGATCCGAACGTGGTGTCGAGCGTCACGCCGGCCGTGAAGACCGACGGCGCCACACTCCCCTGCGCCTGCGCATAGACGACGGCGTAGCGTTGGAGAAACGAAAAGATCCCGAGCACGATCCGCACGACGTCCCGCCAAGTGCGCGTCGTATTCACCCAGCCGGCCGGCAGGTGGGCCGCCTCGAGCTTGGCCTGCACGGCGGTCACGTTCGCCGGCGTCAAGAGCGGGGACAGATCCACAGGGAGCGCCGTCACGTCGGGTTGCCCGGCGAGCGCCGCGTCATCGGTCGGCGAGAGATCGGCGCCGACGATCATCGACGGCTCGTTGCCGTAGTCCATCGCCGCCCAGGGCGTCGCACCACCCGCCACATACTTCGGCCGGCGGGGATCGAGGCTCGTGCCCACCCCGATCACCGGCACGAGGTACAGGCGGAAGGCCATCAGCGCGTCAGATCACGCGATGCGGATCAGACCGGTGGTGGCGTCGTTGGTCGGCATCGTCAGCGTGAACGTGCCGGCGGTGACCGTCTGCGATCCGAACGTGAAGAGCGCGACCGCGAGCTTGCTCGTGCTCGTGTCGTTGTAGAGCAACGCCGCATCGAAGGCGGCGCTTGAGGTCAGGGCCGCCCATGACACGCTGGCGCTCGGGGTCCAGAACGCGGTGGTGCCCGTCGTGGTCGGGGCGGTCGCATTGGTCACCGCGGTCCCGGTCTGCGTGTAGTTGCCGGTGCCGGCGAGCTCGCCCGTGTTGTTGTAGACGGTGTCGGCCGCGCCGCGCGACGCGCTCACCAGGTACAGCGCCATCTTGAAGCTGTCCTTGGTCGTGACGGTGCGCACGCCGTTCGCGGCTTGCGCGCCGAAGGCGTGGCTGCCGTTCAGGAGTTCCTGCTTGAAGCTCGTGCACATCGCCTGGACGTTGGCCCAGAGATAGCCGTCGGGGGACTGCGTGAAGACGCGAAGGAGGCGGTGCAACATGATGAAGTCTCTCGTCTGGTGTTCGGGTTACAACGGGAAGCCGCCCGCGACCGCGCCCGCTTCGACGGGCCAGCGCTTGACCTCGACGAACAGCGACCGATGCACATGGCGCCGACAGAAGTACGCCGCGTCATCGGCGATCCCGGTCTGGTGCGCCGGGCCGTCGCAGGTCAGGCGGCAGTACTCGACGGTGCGGATGATCGACTCGGCGGTCTCGCGAATGGTCTCGAGGCGCTGCAGCGCGCTGGCATCGACGTCGGCCTCCACGCCGGCGTCCACGATGTGAATCCGGGGCATACCTCCGCAGTGTGACGGGGCCGCCCGGCGGACGGGTTTTCTAGTTGGAAAATGCCGCGCCCGGCGCCGACGCGCACGCTCGATCCATGTTGATCGATGGCATCACCTTCACCGATCGCTGCCTCGAGGACGCCGAGGAGACGTGGTGCTATCAGCGGGTTACCGCTGCCGGATCCGCAACATCAGCAGACTCCGCACCAACGCCGAGATCGACACGTCCTGTTCGTTGGCCAACTGGATCAGCTTGTCATGCGCACCGGCCGTCAACCAGGTGCTGACCGACGAGGAGGGTTCCGCATTGCGTGGTCGGCCCCGGTGGACCGGTTCCTCGTCCGGCAGCAGGGGGTCCGGCGCCCGCTTCATGCCCCACCGCCGAGCACATACATCTGGAACGCCGGCGGCGTGTCGAATTCGTCGAGCGCCGCGAGCTTGCGCGCCATCAGGCAGGCGATGATCCCGTCGATGCGGCCGCGGCTCTTTTTCTTCTGCGGGTAGATGTTGTCCTTGCCGTCCCGGTAGACCACGACGTTCGACGCCATCCATGCGAGGAGCGGATTGCCGCCGGCATCGACTAACCCGTCGAGCACGTCGGCTTCGAATTCCTTCGAGGGCGCCGACATGTGCTGCAAGGTCTGCGGGATCTCGACGACCGCGAAGCCGTCCTCGGTCAGATCCTTTTCGAGGTTCCCGGCGTTCCACGGATCGAAGCCGACCGACTGGATCACGAACCCGCAGGTGTCGCGCGCCTCGCGGACCGCCGCATGGATGACGTCCTGGTCCAACCGGTTGCCGGGCGAGGCCGTCAGCCAGCCCTCGTCGACCCATTGGGGATACGGCGCGCGGTCCCGGCGGGATCGTTCGAGGAGCGTGTCGGCCGGCGTGAAGCAGCGCACCAGATACCGCCACGCCGTCCGCGTCGCGGTCGGGGGAAAGGCCAGCGCGAAGGCGGCGAGGTCGATCTTGCTCGACAGATCGATCCCAGCGAAGCAGGTCTGCCCGCGCAGATCCTCCGGCGTCCCCGTCGTCTGTCCGGTCCGCCAGCCCGTGAGCGACAGCCAGGGCGCGTCGGTGTTGACCCACCAGTTCAGGTGATCCTGCTGATAGGCGGCTGCGGCGCCCGGCATGTGCAGCGCCTTGGTGACGAGCGCCGCCAGATCGTCGGGCTTGATCGAGATGCCGTAGTTCGGATTCGCTTTGCGTGCGGTCGCCTCGAGCGTCCAGTCGTCGTCGGGGTCGGCGTGCGCAATGAAGCCGAAGAACGTCTCGTCCTCGAGGACGCCGTTAAGGATCTTGCAGCAGTAGTCGTGCTGATCGCCGCAGACGCTGACGATGTCGTCGCCGGCGGTCGTGATCTGAAAGTTCAGCGGCTGCCGGCGCGATCCGGTCGCCGTTTCCATCACGTCCATCGACTCGCGCGTTTTGAACTTGTGGAGCTCGTCGACGATGATCAGGCTCGGGTTCAGGCCGTCTTCGGGATTCGCGCCGAGCGGTTCGAGCTTCGAGGCGGTGTCGATCCGGTGGAGGTTGCGCGCCTGGATCTTGATGTGCGCCTTCAGGCCGCTCGACGCGACGAGTTTCTTCGCATCGCGGAACACCAACTTCTCCGCCTGGGATCGCTTCGTGGCGAGGCAGTAGCCTTCGGCGCCTTGCTCCCCGTCGAAGAACGTCAGATAGACCGCGACGACGGCGGCCTCGAGCGACTTGCCGTTCTTGCGCGGGAGTTCGTTGTAGCTGGTGCGGAACCGGCGCAGCCCGGTCTCCCGATGCACCCAGCCGAAGATCGAGCCGAGCCGGAACTGTTGGAACGGTTGCAGGACGATCGGTTGCCGCGCCCACTCGCCCTTGTAGTGCTTCAACTTGCCCGCGAAGCGGAAGAACCGATCGGCCTTGGCGACGTCGAAGCGGTACGGGAAGGCCTTCGTGGCTTCGCGTTTCCGGTCGCGCAGATGCCGGGCGCACGCGAGGCGGTGGTAGGTCCCGGCGGGCACCTGGCCGGCGACGACGGCCGCCGCGTAGGCATCGACCGGGTGCCGTGTCACGCGACACTCCGGCGGGCGATCTTCTCGGCCAGTTGCTCGGCGAGGAGTTCCGCCGTCAGCCGATCGACTTCCTGGTCGATCCGCGCCGCGATCACATCCATCCGCGCACAGATGTCCGGGCCGACGGTCCGCTCCGCGTGCGCGTAGGCATCGAGCCGCGCCGTGCCTTCGAGCACCCGCTCGAGCGCCGACAGGAGGCGCGACAGCGACCGCCAGCGGTGGGCCGAGCTGCGGACCAGCATCAGTGGGTCGTGCTCCGGGGCGGCAACGGCGCCGGCGGCTCGTCCGCGTCAAACTCCGCGAACGGATCCACGGTCGACGGCTGATCGGTCTTGACCCGCGAGCGGCTCGACGGCGTCAGCCCGAGCTCCGGCCAGATGCGCGCGCAGCCGGCGAGGGCCTTGGTCGCGATCGAGATGTAGGGGTTGGTGATGGGATAGCCAGTCGGGGTTTTCACCACCAGGCCGAGCGTCAACGTCTTCTGCGTGGCTTCGATGTAGCGGCCCCATTCGAGACAGAGCGCGATCAGAGCGCTGCGATCCGCATCGGTGATCTGCTTGATCGTCCGGAGCATCGGCGCGAGGCGGCGCCATTCGGCGAGCGCGATCGTCTGGCCGTCGAGTTCCGCCGGCGGCGCATCGAAGGCGTCGGCCGCGGCGGTCGGGGGCTGCGGTTCGGCGGTGTTGAGCGGGCGCTTCCCCGCGTTGCCGGACAGGCGGCGGGCGGCCGTGGTTTTCGGTTTGCGGCCTCTCATCGCGCGCCCTTGGCCTTCCGGAGGCGGACGCGCTCGCCGACCTTTTGCGCCTTCTTCCCGGTGAAGGCTTCCCAGCGATCGATGATGACCTGGCAATACTGTGGGTCGAGCTCGACGAGAAATCCCCGGCGCCGGAGCTGCTCGCACGCGATGATCGTCGACCCGGATCCCCCGAACGGGTCGAACACATGCTCGCCCTCGGTCGTCAGGAATCCCAGCAGCGCCCGCGGCAGTTCCACCGGGAACGCGGCCGGATGCTCTTTGCGCACGTGCCCGTCTTTCGCGCCGTGCTCGAGACCCTTCGATTTTTTGCCGATCGTTTTCAGACCGGCGGAACTTTGACTCTGGCTGATGCTCCACACGTCATCGCGATACCGATGGTCAGGCGCGATCGCGCCGCCCTGGACCGGCTCACCTCGCGTGAGTAATTGCACGACTTCGTGGGCGTCGGCCGACAGGAGTTCACGCGCCGCCATCCGGCCCGATCCCTCGCATAGTCCGCACGGGACGTCGGCCACCGGCCGCGGCCCATTGGTCTCGAACACCTCGATGACCTCATGCACGTAGTTCGGGTGGTAGTTCCGCGCGCGCTTTGTCCGGACCGTGCTCGGGAAAATCGGATACGGGACGCCGTTTTTTTTCCACACGATCTCGCGGTAGAAGTTGAGTCCGCAGTCGACCAATCGCACGATTTGGTGCGCGTGGAAGGTTCTCGGACTGACACCCACATTCCACGCAACGAAACGACCCGCCGACAGGTGAGGGAGAAAGCCGCGAGCGGTGCTCTCGATAAGCGCCAAATACTCGTCGCGCTGCGCGCGGTCCTGATGTTGGTTGTATTTGATGCCGACGTTGTACGGCGGGCTCGTCACGACGAGGTCGAACGCGTGCCCGTTCGCTAAACGCGTCACCGCCGCGGCGTCAGTCGCGTCTCCACAAATCAGGTGGTGCGTGCCGAGCTGAAAGTGATCCCCGACCACGATCTTCGTCGACCGCACGGCGGGCACGTCGTCGGCCGGCGTCAAGCCGTCACTCGGTGCGCCTGGTCCGCGGAACAGGTCGGCGAGTTCATCATCCGTGAAGAACGTCGACAGGTCCTTCCCGTCGGCGCGATCGGCATTAAGCTGCTCGACGTTCCACGCCGCCAGTTCCGCCGCCCGGTTGTCGAAGATGGCGAGGGCGCGTTTTTGATCGACGGTCAACCCGCGTCGGCGGACCGCGATGATCGTGTCGCCGTCCGCGTCGACGATCTGCAGCTTCGAGAGGCCCGCCTGCGTGGCGCCGGCGATCACGCCGTTCCCGGCGAGCACCTCGTTCGATTCATCGATCACGATGCTCCGCGCGGCGCCGACATCCTTCAATGCGGCCGCAATCAGGTCGATATTGCGGGCGTTGTGCGTCCGTCGGTTGTGCGGATCGGGCGTGAGCCCTGCGATCGTCGTCGGATCGCTGATGCGCGTACGGCTGAGCGGTCGTTTCCTCACATACCCCCCCCTATGCGAATTTCGCGGTCGCGCGCGCGAAGG